AGCCTCAGCCACGGCAGGTTCAGGGCATGGATTTACCGCGACGAGAAGCGCAGGAATGCGTTCTATGCCGCGAAAGCCCTCGCTGCCGAAGCAATCGAGGATGAACTGTTGCGCATCAGCGACGGGTTGCTCCTGGACGGCGGGGCCAGCACCGACGACACGGCACGCAGCACCCTCCGCATACAGACCCGCTGGAAGCTGTTGCAGGTCTATAACCGGAAGCGGTACGGGGATGTGAAGCAGGTCGAGCAGACCGTCACCTCCCGCATCGATGTCTCCACCATGAACGCCCGCCAGCTTGAGGAGCGTCTGCTGAAGGCACTGGGCGTGTCCGACCTGGGCGGCGACCCATCGGGCGGCGGCGATCCCTCGGGCAACAGCCTGTTCGACATTCCAGACGCCTCCGGCCTCTCCGGCGACACCTCTATCACGTTCGATGCCGATGCAGCCTGACCAGCCCGCGCCGCAGCAGCCAGCCCCGCCCTTCGCGCCCGCTGTCTCGCCGTTCGCGAAGCTGATCGACTACAACCTGCCGTTTCCCAACATCAAGTCGATGCCGTTGTGGATGGTGAACCCGTCCTCGCCGCTGTCGCCCGAGGTGGTCGAGACTGTGACCGCGCTGCACACGCTCGGGCGTGCGGCCAGCCACCTCGCCGACTATGCCGCCTTTGCTCTCGACGTCGCCCCCGCCGCGCACCACCGTCTGATCTGCGAAGCCATCGACGACCTGCTCGCCGACGAGTTTGACGAACTCATCATCAACAGCCCGCCTGGGTCGGCCAAATCCACCTACACCTCCCACGCGCTCGGTGCGTTCTTCCTCGGGGCGAACCCACGCGGCAACGTGATCGTGGCGACGCACACGGCAGACCTCTCGGAGCGTTGGAGTCGGAAGGTGCGCAACACGCTGGCCTCCGCAGAACACCAGAAGGTGTTCCCCGATTCCTCCCTATCCGCCGACAGCACGGCAGTCAGCCGGTGGGCGACATCGCTCGGTGGGGAGATGCTGGCGGCGGGCGTCGGCGGCAGCATCCTGGGCTTCCGCGCCGACCTCGGGATAATCGACGATCCGATCTCCGGCTTCGAGCAGGCACAGTCGGAGACACAACTGGCGAAGGTGCACGGCTGGTACGAGAACGACTTCATGACCCGCCTGAAGCCCGAGGCGAAGGTCGTGCTGATCTGCCAGCGGCTGTCCCCGAACGACCTCGCGGGCTACCTCATCGCCCGCAACCTGGAGAACCCGACCCGCCGCCAGCGCATCCTCATCCTCAAGATGGAATGCGACGACCCCGACAACGATCCACTCCAGAGGCAACTCGGCGACCGGCTGTGGCCGGAGTGGTATACGCCCGAGATGGTGATCGACGCCAAGCGGGACGACTTCAAGTGGCGCACGCTGTACCAGCAGATGCCGCCGTCCGACAGCGGTTCGTGGGTATCCACCGAGGACATCCGGCACCGTCCGACCCCGCCCTCGGCGTGGGAGCCTGACACGCCCCGTTACGGCTGTTCCGACCTGGCTCTCAGCGTCAACAGGGGCGACTACACGGTGCACTTCGTCGTCGCGGTCGACACCAACGGCGACTGGGACATCATCGACGCCAGCCGGAAGCGGGTGGACGCCGAGCAGACTTCCATCGACATCGTTACGTTCTGCACCACCTACCGTCCTCGGGAGTGGCTGATCGACGACGACAACATGGCGAAGGTGATGATCCCGCTGGTCAGCACCAAGGCGCGTCAGCTTGGCACGCCCGTCCCGTGGAAGATGATGCCGATGCGGGGGCAGGACAAGGAGACTCGGGCGGCACCGCTGCGCGGCCAGTTCAAGCGGCGGAAAATCTTCTACCCCGCCGACGCCCCGTTCGCCAACTGGCTGACCAAGGAACTGCTGGTCTTCCCGAACGCGATGGGCGATGGCGTCGATGACGGGGTGGATGCGCTGTCCGTCCTGGGTCGCCGCCTGGGCGCGATCTCCCCTGCTCCCACAGTTGTTGCACCCACAGTCAAGAAGGGCTACAGTCTCGACGACCTGTGGGAATGCCAACCAGCCAAATCAAAGAGAATCGGATGAATATCCTCGCTGAAGCCCAAGAATTTCTCTCCTACGACCCACTGACAGGGGAGTTCCGGTTCCTTTGTGACCGTGGGAACAACCCGTCGAAGGGGAAGATTGCCGGTTGGATCGACAAGGACGGCTACATGCAGGTCATGGTCGGCAAGAAAATGGTGCGGATGCACAAACTGGCGTGGGCGTGGGTGCATGGCGAATGGCCCAGAACAGTCGATCACATCAACCGCGACAAGACCGACAACCGGATCGCTAACTTGCGGATGGCAACGCCTTCCCAACAGGTGATGAACACGCCGCGCCGCAAGGACAACACCTCGGGTCACAAGGGAATCAGTTGGGACGCATCGCGGAGCCGGTGGCAGGCAAGTGTCTGGGCGAACGGAAAAACAGTTCGTCGCCGGTTCGAGGACTTCGTTCAGGCTTGCGAATGGCGCAGAACCACCGCATCATCCCTGCACGGTGAATTTTTTGCGGGCGAATAACCCTAAACAGTCGAAAAGGATAGGCTAATCATGCAAGATCGTCACGGAAACACCGATTCATCCCTTCGCGGCCTGCTCTCCCGACTGTTTGGCGGGTGGAGCATTGGAGCCGGACAGGCACCAACCATCGGCGGGGAGAATGCCCTCTCGCCGGAAACAGTCGGACGCGGGAGGGACGCCATGCGTGACACCATGCTCGCCGCCCAGAACCGTCAGGCTGCCGCCGCGCCGCCGATGCCGATGGCACCCACCGACAGTCAGGCGCAGGCCATTGCCGACGCCAACGCCAACGGGCCGATGAACGACGGCAACCTGCCCCCGTCGATCCTGCGCCCGCGTCGCGGCCCGCCGCCCGAGGCATTCGTCGCCCCCGCTGGCACCCTGGGCGGGATGCCGATCACCGAGGGGCAGAACGCGAACATCGGCGACGACAGTCGGCAGCGTGCGCTGGAGATGGTCGCCGCCCTCCGTCGCGGAGGTGCGCTGTGAGCGACAAGAACAACATCAAGTCAGTGAAGGGAACCGACAGCAAGCCCGCCACCAAGTATCGCCGCTGGCACGACGAGATCACCAAGGCCGAGAAGGAACTGCGCGACTTCCACGACTCCGGCCAGAAGGTCGTCAAGCGGTTCCTGGACGAGCGCGACGGCACCGACCACAGCACGCGCAAGTTCAACATCTTCACGGCCAACGTCGGCATCCTGCAATCCTCACTCTACGCCAACATCCCGAAGGTGAGCATCACCCGCCGCTTCGACCAGTTCATGGACGAACCGGCCCGCGTCGCCGCCATGCTGCTCCAGAATGCCGTGATGCAGGACATGGAGGACAACGACTGCAACTTCGATCAGGTCATGCGCGATGCCGTCGAAGACCGTCTGGTGCCTGGGTTGGGTCAGGCGTGGGTACGCCTCGACACCGAGACTGAAGAGAAGACCCTTGAAGAGATCGTCGATCCCGTCACCGGCGAGATGATTCAGGAAAAGGCGACCTACGAGCAGATCACCGAGCAGGAAGTGGAACTGGATCACGTCCACTGGGCCGACTTCCTCTACTCGCCCTGCCGCACCTGGGCCGAGCGTCGTTGGGTCGGTCGTCGCGTCTACATGGACTACGACAGTCTGGTTGAACGCTTCGGCAAGGAGAAGGCCGACAAGACGCCGCTGGATTACAAGCCCGACAACACGCCCGACGCCACCGGCAACCAGCCGACCAACGAGGCGTTGCAGCGGGCCGTCATCTACGAGATTTGGGATCGCGTCGAGAAGCGGGTGATCTGGCTGTCCAAGGGCTATCCCGAACTGCTGGACGAGAAGGATGATCCCCTCCAACTGGAGGACTTCGATCCCTGCCCGCGCCCGCTGTTCGCGCTCACCTCCACGTCCAACTGTGTTGCGCGTGCCGACTTCGTAATGATGCAGGATCAATATGATGAGATGGATGACGTCAATAATCGCATCAGCCTGCTTGTGGCTGCTTGTAAAGTGGTGGGTGTTTATGACTCTGGTTCGGACGGACTCAAGAAACTGCTCCAGGAAGGCGTCGAGAACACGCTAGTCCCCGCCGACAACTGGGCGATGTTCGCCGAGAAGGGCGGCATCAAGGGCCAGGTCGACTGGCTGCCGCTGGACATGGTGATCGCCGCGCTGGAACGTCTGCGTCAGGCACGCGAGGACATCAAGGCGCAGATTTACGAACTGACCGGCATCAGCGACATCGTGCGCGGAAACACCAAGGCCAGCGAGACTCTGGGGGCGCAGAAACTGAAGGCGAACTTCGCCAGCGTTCGCATCCAGAAGTTGCA